TTGGGTCAAAGGTCGGGGATGTTTTAGGTTATGATATATCTTCACCAAAATCAATATCAACAGGAGATGCAATATTCGCATTTTCAATAGGAAATGAAAACGGTGTTACTCTTGATAAGAACGATATTATGAGTGTTAACTCAGAAATGTTTGATATTGTGAAAGAGATTAAACAAGATGATTCTACTACCGTATTGGAAATAGCACCTAACTTTCCAATGGTATTAGGTAGGTTCGATTCTAATACATCAGATACAAGGGGCAAGAACACTTCGATATACTTAGTTAATAGCAACATAGAAACAGGAGGATTCCTACATAGAATACCTGATACATTGGAGATAGGAGGACAGATTGAACCTAAAGAAACTGTTCGCTATTGGGATTTGCAAGCACTGAATCCTAATGCTTTAGTCAGAACCTATGATAGTATATACAACATAGGAAAAGAGCCTCAGTCAATACAAGGATATGCTATTGGGTACGGAATTAAGGCCACAGGAGATACCAAGAGCATAACAGATACTCCAACAAACAAACCTAAGAACGGTAGCAATAATTTATTGGGTTGGAATGGTCTTAGTTCGTTTTATCATGCCTCTGCTCCTTTGCCGAAGAGTTATCCTTTAGATACTAAATACTGGGATGCCCCTAGTAATGACCCATATGAAGTTGATATTGAGTATTCTAAGTTAGAGCAAATAGACCCTAGAACACTAAACTACGAACTACTGATGACAGGAGATATATTCCCCTCAAGTAAATTAAGGCATAATAGCATATTCAAGCACAATGTAGGTTTTGATAACTATGGAGTTTTACTGGAAACTTCTCCACAGAAAACTGGTGTGGTTAAACATCAGCACTATGATGGGACTACTTCTGAAACGCTGAAAAGAGATGTTAACTTTGAATTAGTAAACATAAAAGAAAGCACTCCAAATGCGACTGATGCCACTAATATTAGAAGATGGGGTGTAATAAGGCTAGTAGAAGCAACTTTCGATTGGCATTTCAACCCAATAGATTTTGATTCTTTGAGTCACGTTAAAGATATTCCATCTGTTTCTTACTTTGACTATCATATGATTAAACCACCTTCAACCCCTGCTATAACACACTCTCTATTGGATAGCATAGATGTCAAAGGAGATATGTTCTACAAATCACCTGTATTGAGTTCAGCAACAAGGCCAAGCACAGAGGAGCATCCTGATGGGGACTTCATACTGAATAGTGGTGAATATGGTGGATTAATGGCCGTAAGTGCATTGGAAGGTTTTTCTCAAAACGGGTTGACGGCAAATGTTGGTGAAGTATTAGAGTTCTCAGCAGATGCAGCATATACTGACTATCCTATATTTGGAATTGAAACTTTTAGATTATTCTCTGCACCGAATTACAGTTTAGATGAAGTATCTACTAGATTAGACGGTGAAGATGGTGGAGTAGATACTTTCTTCGTTGATAAGCAAGAAGGGCTTAGGGATATTAGATTCCACACGAATTGGTTGATAAGACCACCTGTTAGTATTGACCAGTTTAGTCATCAGAATCTTAAGTATACTATTGGTAACTCTACTCAAACTTACAATCCTATGAACGTTATACTCCCACTTATAGCGGAAATAAAAGACCCTACTGACAAGGATTATATTAGAGATATGAGATATTCTCCCTTCCACCAAATAGACGGTTGGAATGATGATAACATTAACTATTTAACTCAAGATTCAGATATAGTTAGATTACATATGTCAAGAGTAATTTCTGCTATGGTTGGGGAATCATTTGATGAAGGCCCGACTAACACACCCGTAGATAAAGAGATGATGGGTATTGGAAAAAGCCATGTCTATGACAACTGTATTGGTGTATTCAAAGATTGGATTCCCGCAACTGATAGCACAAGAAGTGTAGAAGAAATAACCCTATCAAGCAGTCCATTGCAATTAGAAACTCAAGCGAAATGGTCGGGGTATGCTGATGACGTAACTACTACATACGACCAACACACACAGACTGCTCGCTACTGGTCTTTCACTAATCCAATTTCATATAGACTTAATCTTAACAATGCTCAAGTTATCTTCCTACCTTCAAGAAAGGTTGCCTTGTTGGGGACTAAGACTAAAACATACCCATTAACATTACTTGCAGGTAATAGAGCCAATCTATCAAATAATAACCTAAGAGCAACTAACCATGCCGGAGCGGGTATAACAGGAGGAGCATTGAATACGGGTCTTATGTATGCTACTCAAATGATAGTAAAACCAAGATTTAATCTGACACTTAGAAACGCCACAGGGTTTTCTGATGCAGTAACTAAGTCTACTGATAACAAGACCTTCACATTTACTTTAGGGGATAACAACAGTGGAACTGCTCATACTTGGTTATCCTTCATGCCTGACTTGACTGGTTACTATTTGGTGTCTGAGAAACTAAAAGACGGTAAGAGTTTGAGTAGTGCGACACATCATGGTATTCCAAAATTCATAACTAAAATACTTGACCACCAAATAACCGCCCCAGTAATATCAGGCGGTAGTGCTGCTTGGGAAAAACACTCATTGACATTTGATACTGCAATTGATACTAGCACTTATGGGGTTACGTATAGACTAATGAAAATATCAGAAAGAACCTTTGATGATACACCGGATAAGATAGAGTTCAATGTGCTACATGATAGTGGATTGAAGTATAATACAACAACTAACAGTTTCATTAGAGGTGTAGCGTCTACTGAATCTTCTAATACAGAAAATCAATATTACAACGAAGCAGTTTATTCAATGTATTTGAAATTAGATGTTGATAACGCTATTACTGCAAATAATCCCTATCTTGAAGCAAGAACAACAGTAAAGGCAGTAGAAGGTTTCACTGATGAAGAAGTGATATCTGCCTTTGTTTCTGATGGTAACAAGAAAAAGAGATTAGATTTCACTGTTTCATTAGCAAGAAAGAAAGGTAAGAGCAAATCAAAAACAGAACAGTGCTTAGTATTAACATATGATGGTAAACTCAGTGGTAGTGGTGTGGTTTCTTTTGGTGAGATTTTCAATATAACGTTAAGTAGAAAGGCAAAGTTAACTAGTTTAGATAGATGTTACATAGGAACTAGTTTTGAGATTGGGTCTAATGTAAACACTGAATTGAATAACATTGTCAAAGATGCAGGTTTAGAATATGACTTTACGAAAAGTAATGCAACATTCACTAGTAACATTGTGAACTCTAATGGGACAAACACAGTAGTTTGCATGGAAGATGTTGTTGGTCTTTCTGCGGGTGATGTTATTTATACAGAAGAAGGACACGTAATAGGAGAGATACTTTCTATTAATAACCAAACCATAACCTTTGCATCGGGAGAAAAATTCTACTCTCCTCCTCAGTATTCCAATATAATAAAAATGAATGAGAAAACCTTTGTTACCAATCTAAAGTTTGATAATACTAATGTGTATACTGCAATAAACTCATTAGTTCAGGCTAAAGGAATGGACTACAAAATCCACAATGGTAATGTAATATTTAGAAACTTTGAGGATACATCAAGTCTAAGAAGAAAGGAAGTTAGATTTGAACATCTAATAGGCAGAGAACCAATAAGTAATAACGTTGCTTTGTTTGATAAAGCGAGTAAAGTAATTGTCAACGGGAATAAAGTAAGAGGACAAGATGAAGACCCTACAATAAATGTTGAAAAGGTTGTTACTATTAATGACTCTACAATTGTAACAAAAGAAGATGCAGACTTGAAGGCAATGAAAGTTTTACAGATACACAACGGGGACTCAAGAAAAATAACATTAGAGATAAAGAAAGATGGGTTTGAGTTATTTGAAGCAGGGGATATACTACACTTAGATTTTCCAAATTATAAGATACCAAAGGGAGATTACATAATATTTGAAATTGAAAACGTATTAGGGCCAACTATGAAACTCACTGTCGGTTCATACAGTAAGGGAATTGCTGAGATACTAAGTGGAATATCCCAAGCATCTGAAAGCAACGTGACTTCTCTATTGAGACAGAATGGAGAAGATGAATCAGAAAGAAGACTAACATTTTTTGAGGATTTGAATATTACTTTATTGGATATTGAATACATACACAGAGGAGCATTGCCTAATGCAAATATTGGATTTGATGATACAGTAGGATTTGGGGAAACAGTTGGGTTTGATGTTGATACTGGCCCATCTGAGTTTGGAATACTAAAACACTACAAAGATAGATTTTATGATTGAGGGATGAATATGATAACAGATGCCGGAATTGATGATATAGGAAAGACGTTTATTGCTGCAAACTACACTAAAATAAAAGTGGGTAGTGGGGGTGATGCTCCTTCTTCTGCTGATATTGAGTTAGATGCTTTTGTCGCTGAGAAGACTGTTACTCCTAGTGTTATAGGAAATATACTAACTTGGGACATATCATTTACAGGAACAGAACTTGGTACTGAAGGTATATCTGAATTAGGTATTTTCAACACATCAGGAGATAAAATGTTAAGTCGAGTCACGTTCAGCAATACAGGAGTGTTAGCCTCGACAGACACGTTGACGTTTACAATTAGAATGGAGGTGAGATAATTTCTGCAAGAACTAACCCTGATTTTATCAGCACACTTGATAGTTCGGGAACATTAGGTAGGATACGTGATGATGTTGATAGTCTTCATAGTGGTCTGATTAATTCTTTGAATATCGCTACTGGCGGTAGTAGAATAGTAGAAGGATTCGACATCACCTTATCTGATGGTGGAGACTATACAAAATACACATTAGGAGGGACTAACAAGTTTCTAAGAGAAGGAATATTGTTAGAAGTAGCAGACACTACTACAACAGGAGATGGTAATGGTGATACTCCTTCCGGTGGTGAGTCATCCTCTGCAACTCCCGCAGTATTCCAAACAAGAACATCAACAACCAATGGAAACTGGTATGCTTTGCTTGTTGTTTGTGATGGTTCTCAATCTAATGAAACAATAAACACTCTAAAACTAAGAGAGGACAGACAGAACGACAAGATATCTGCTTTGAAGTCAGGTGATATTCCTGTTGCCATCATACAAATAGCGGCGAACAGTGCCGCCGATGCAACAAATAGAAAAGTGCAGTTCTTAGGGTTTGGACAACCAAATCAAGGTCTTAGTATAATAGATAACAATAATGAAACATTAAAAATTCTTAAAACCGGAAAAGTAGTGTTACCAAGTAATACAGGTAAAATATCCTTTCCGGCAGTAGGGAGTACAGATAGGACACTAGCACATACTGATGCTACAATATCAAAAAATGTAAATGATTCTAATGCGACTGCGGTTAGAGCATTAGTTGAATCTGCTAGTGATTCTAATGTGTTTACAGATGCAGACCATTCTAAACTAAACGCAATTGCTGCTAATGCAAACAATTACTCTCTTCCCGCCGCCACTGCTAATGCTCTTGGAGGAGTAAAGGTAGGAACTAATCTCAGTATAGATGGTAGTGGAGTTCTTTCTGCTACTGATACTAATACTCAACTTACGACTGAACAAGTTCAAGATATTGTTGGGGATATGTTAGTCACTAATGCTAGTCATACTAACATATCTGCTTCTTATGATGATAGCAATGATGGGGCTATTGATTTATCTCTATCTGCTACTGATGTAGATGTAAGCGTTAGTAATTTAATATCAAGGCTATCACAAGTCAATTCTCCTGTATCCATAGGAACTGGTGTAGGAGTAACAATGGGAGGTAATCTCACTGTTAACGGTAATTTTACAGTAGCGGGAGAAACAACCACACTTGATGTAACTAACTTAGCAATAGAAGACCATACTATAATACTGAATAAGAACCAAACAGGAAACTCAAACACTGATGCAGGGGTAGAGGTAGAAAGAGGGGACTACACAAATGTTCAGATTAAGTGGAATGAAACAACTGATAGGTGGACTTTCACCAATGATGGTAATAATTACTTCAACATACCAATACCCTCAGAACTAGCAAACCCATACACGCACCCAACATACTCTACGACTAACATTGATACGACTGGTGCAGAAATAGTTGATAGTATAACCACTAACTCTACTGGTCATATTACTGCAATGGCTAAAAGAACCCTAACTCTTGCTGACTTAGGGTATACAGGAAGTGCAGATGCAAACACATATGTTCATCCTAACCATTCAGGGGATGTAACATCCAGTGCAGATGGTGCAACCACAATATCTGCTAATGCAGTTACAACTGCTAAGATATTGAATAGTGCAGTAACAGGTACTAAAATAGCAGATAATGCAATTACAGATGTCAAGGTAGATTCTAACGCCGCAATTGCACAAAGCAAGATTAGCGGTTTAGTTGCATCTCTTGCCGGAAAAGAACCTGCTCTTACTATTAGTGATGGTCTTGATAGAACAAGTGCTACTTTAAAATTAGATATAACAGGGTTAACTACTAACAATGCAATTGATAGAACGGCTGATTTCATTGCTTATCATGATAACTCAGTTGGTTTGAGAAAGGTAAATCTTGCAAATGTGTTCTCAAAACTAACTGCAAGTGACATTCCTGATTTGAGTGGTTCATATCGAGCAGTAGGCACTCAGATAGTAAACGCCGATGTTAGTAATACTGCGGCGATAAGTGCTGATAAGATTGCGGCGGGAACAACCAACAAACTGTTTACAAGTACATTAGAAGCAAAACTAGCAGGTATTGCAACAGGTGCAGAAGTTAACGTTCAAGCAGATTGGAGTGAATCTAGTAATAGTTCTGATGCGTATATTCAGAACAAACCAACAATACCAAGTGGTAATCAGATTATTGATTGGACTGCAAATGGAGCGGGAACTATTCATGCTTCAAACTACATCAATACAACATACTCCGTTGGTGATGGTGGACTATCACAAAAGAACTTCACAACTGCTTTGCATGATAAGTTGGTTGGAATTGCAGCAAACGCAAACAACTTCTCTCTCACAAATGGTTCTGTAACTAATGCTCATCTTGCAGGTAGTATTGCTAATTCAAAACTAGATGATATAGCACAAAGCAAGGTAACTGGATTAGTTACTGCTCTAAACTCTAAGGTTGAGAATCTTGGTGATTTGAGTATAACTGCATCTGCTTCTGAACTTAACATATTAGATGGTGTAACAAACGTAAGTGCTACTGAGATAGGATACTTGGATGGAGTTACATCATCAATACAAACTCAATTGAACGCTAAACTCTCTTCATTGGCGGTTACAGGATTAAGTGATATTTCTAACTTTGACACTAGTATAGACAGTGGAGCGTCAAACAGTGGATTAGCAAGCACTCTTGCAATTAAGAACTATGTAGACGGTAAAGCCACTGTTGATACTACTTACTCACTAACAACCGCAGATGGAACAGATACCAATGGGGATGATGACCCCACATTCAAGACAATCAATCTCGCTGATAACACAAGCGGTTCAGGTAGTGTAGTTCACTTGGCGGTAGGAGCAGGTCTTGGTATCTCAAGAAATGCTGCCAACAATACACTAACATTAACCAACACTGGTAGTTCTTTAACAAAAGCAACGCTAACACCTATTCTTGCTTCTTACAATGGAACAGATACATTGAACATAGGAGATACAGATAACGATACTACTGTAAATATTCGTGGTAATCTAAATGTCTTGGGAACTACAACTACTGTAAACCAAACTGAGGTTAATGTTCAGAACGCCTTTGTCTTTGAAGGTGCTAGTGCTAATGACTATGAAACCACTTTGACAATTACAGACCCTACTGCTGATAGAACAATTACTCTACCAAACATAAGTGGAACATTAATCACTTCGGGAGATACATCAACTGTTACTAATAGCATGATAGCAAGCACTGCTATTACTAGTGCTAAACTTGCAAGTAACTCTGTATTGACAAGTAAGATAGCATCTAATGCAGTAAGCACTGCAAAGATTGCCAATGGTGCAGTAACATCTGACAAGTTAGCAGGGTCTTCTGTAACTACTGCTAAACTGGATGATGGCTCAGTTACCGTAGATAAGGTAGATGGTGTAACTTCCTTTGGTAGTGGGAGTATAATCAGTTCTGCTGAGAGAACTAAACTAAGTGGAATAGAAACTTCTGCTGATGTTACTGATGCAACTAATGTTGCTGCCGCCGGAGCAGTAATGGATTCAGATTTCAGTTCTAATGGATTGATGAAAAGAACAGGAGCAGGTAGTTATACTGTTGATACTAGCACATATCTCACTTCTTTAGCAGTTACAGGACTCTCAGATATCAATGCCTTTGACACTGATTTGAGTAGCGTTAGTGCATCCCATGACAGTTTGGCTTCTGCTAAGGCAATAAAGGCATATGTAGATTCTAATGCAGGTGGTGGAGGTTCTTTCAACTCCTTCTATCTACTTGATGGAACGGGAACAAGCGTAAACGTCACTGATGGAAAGTATGTTCAATTTACACAAGGAACAGGAATAACTGCGTCATGGACTGATACTAACAGTGGTGCATCAGGCGACCCATTCGATATTACACTCACAAACACAGGTGTAACATCTAATGTTGCGGGAACAGGAATAGGTGTAAGCAGTGCTACTGGTGCAGTAACAATAACAAACACTGATTTGGGTTCTTCACAGAACATATTCAAGACAGTAGCAGTTAGTGGTCAATCTAACATTGTTGCAGATTCCAACAGTGATACTCTCAATTTCGTTGGCGGTACAAATGTAACAATAGCAACTGATGCTTCTACTGATACAATTACAATCAACGCTGCTGATACAAATACTCAGATTAGCCAAGAGCAAGTTGAGGATTATATTGCGGGTCTGCTTACAGCAGGTAGTAACATAACTCTGAACTATTCTGATAACAATGCTTCGGCAGGTACTCTTACAATAGCCGGAACTGCTAACGATAATGTATCCGTTACAAATCTAAAATCTGCTCTTAACTCAGATTTCGGTGGGGATTTCACCATTGGTAATCAATCAGATGATACTCTAACAGTTAGTGGTTCTCTTACTGTTGGGGCTGATTTGATTGTCAGTGGAGATACTGTAACTGTAAACACTTCAACCCTAACAGTAGAAGACCCGTTGATTTCTCTTGGAAAGAACAACTCTGCTGATTCTGTTGACTTAGGATTCTATGGAAGATACAATGATGGAAGCAATATTAGATACAGTGGTTTGTTCAGAGATGCTTCTGATAACGACAAGTGGAAGTTATTCTCATCAACAGGCAACTCAAATGCAGAACCAACAAGCACAGTAAATACAACAAGCGGTTTCTCATTAGGAACATTGGTCGCTTCTACCTTTGAAGGTGGTTTAGTTGGTAATGCAACTACTGCAACAACATTGGCTACTGCACGAACAATAGCAGGTGTGTCTTTTGATGGTTCAGCAGACATAGCATTGCCTTTGAACAACTTAACAGGAACACTTGCAGTTTCAAGAGGAGGAACAGGATTAACTTCTATTGCTTCACTATTGAACAGTAACGTGTCATTAGCAGTTGCAGACTTGTCTGACATTGCTTCTCTTGATACAGATATTAGCAGTGTTAGTTCTAATGATGATACTCTTGCTTCTGCTAAGGCTATCAAAACATATGTGGATGCTCAATTTGCAGGTGCAGGTTCAGGAGATATGACTGGTGTTGATATTACCGCAGGTAATGGTATCAGCGTAACTCAGAACAATGTATCGAGCGGTAATTACACTGCAACTATTTCGGCATCAGGAATAACCACTGCACAGTTAGCAGATTCGGCTCTACAAACAAGTTTAGAATCTTTCAATGACAATGATACAAGTTTGATGACTTCCGCCGCCATTGAAGATAAGATTCTATCATATGGATATGGAACAGGTAGTGGTAATGGGGACATAACCAGTGTAGTTGCCGGAACAGGTTTGAGTGGAGGAGCAGATTCGGGAGATGCAACACTAAACTTAGACTTCTCTGAACTAACTGACATGACTGGTGATATTGCCGGAACTACTGAGTTTATTCTACAAGATGGTACTACTGAATCAAGAAAGGCTGCATCTGAAATAAAACTGTCTTACTTCAATAATGATGCTAATTGGAATAACTACGTTCACCCAACAGGAGCAGGTAACAATCACATTCCAAGCGGAGGAGGAGCAGGTCAATTCTTGAAATACAGTTCTAGTGGAACTGCTACTTGGGCTACTCCAAGTTATACAACAGAAGAACAAGTAGAGGACTTTATCGCCGCAATGATTACTGCGGGTAATAATATTGCATTAAACTACGATGATACGGCAGGGACATTAACCATAGATGCAACAGACACGAACACTTTCAGAACAGTTAGATTGACTGGCGGAAGCATATTAGGAGGAACAGAAGTTCTATCTTTCACTGCGGGTAGCAATATATCTCTAAGCGAAAGTGGCGGAGAGATAACAATTGCATCTTCAACTCTACCTTTGATAGATAGCGATACAATGTCAGGGGCTTCTGCAACTAATGTTGCCTCTGCTGAGTCAGTAAAAGCATATGTAGACACATCAATTTCTAATTTAGTTGATGGGGCAGACACCGCATTAGATACTCTAAATGAATTAGCAGTTGCTTTGCAGTCTAACGATTCTGATATCACTGGAATTACTACTGCTCTTGGCAACAGACTAAGAGTTGATACAAACAGTCAGGGATTAACTGCTACCCAACAAGGATACGCATTAGACAACTTAGGAATAACCGCATCGTTAGCGGAGATAAACATACTAGCCAGTGGTCTATCTGCTTCTGATATACCTGAATTACCTGCTAACAAAATTACTAGTGGAACATTAAGTCAGAACACTACTGGAACTGCGGCGGGTCTATCTGCAACATTAGCAATAGGAAGTGGAGGAACAGGAGCAACTACTGCATCCGGTGCGAGAACCGCTTTAGGACTAGGAACGGCATCAACACTATCCGGTACAGGTGCGGTTGCTGATGGTAATGCAGGTTTAGTAACGGGTGATGTGGTTTATGATTACATTGCCGCACAAGGATTTGGGACTGGTTCAGGAGATATAACGGCAGTAACAATACAGACAGATACAGGTTCGGGTGCTAAAGCATCAGATACAAGTGGTTCTGCTGATTTCATATTACAAGGAAGCACTGGAACAGATGTTACAAACAGTGGAAATACAATTACTGTTGGTCTTGATTTATCAGAGTTACCAGATGGAGGAGATGATGTTGTTGGTAGTGCAGACGAACTAATTTACTTAGATGACGGAACACAGAAGAGAAAACTCATCAGTGAGATTAAACTAAGTCAATTCAACAATGACGCTAACTTTAACAATTACCAACTCTCTAACATTGTAAACAGTGGAGCATACGGAAGTTCATCTAATCCTATTGTGCATTTAGTCACAGTAGCAAGTAAGACATCTGCTCATCCTTACAACGGAGATGGTAGCAGTTCTGCATACTTCTTAGATGGAATAGAATCACCAGTTCTCACATTAAATGGCGTAGATTCTGTAACTAGTAACTCAGAATACTATTACAGATTCCAACAAACAGACAGTTCTAACACTGGACACCCTCTTAGATTCTACTTAGACGCAGATAAAACAACTCCCTATACAACGGGTGTAACAACTGCGGGAACTGCGGGAAGTGCAGGTGCTTATACTCAAATCGCAGTTACAAAGGATACTCCTAACATACTGTATTACCAATGTTCTGCACATGGCTACATGGGTAATCATGTAATAGTTGCAGGTTCAAACAAGATAAACAATAACGATGCTCTAATCAGTTTCCCAACTACTACTGGAACATTGGCTCTATCAGGAGCAAGTGTGGATTACTCACAACTCACTGGAACAATACCTACATGGAATCAGAATACAAGTGGAAGTGCGGGAAGCCTATCTTCTACTTTAGCAGTATCAAGTGGTGGTACAGGACAAACAACTTACACCGATGGACAACTGCTCATAGGAAACGCAACTGGTAATACATTATCAAAAGCAACACTGTCTGCCGGAAACAACATAACAATCACTAATGGTGCGGGTTCAATATCTATTGCGGGAACTAATGACGATGTTTCAGTTGCTAACTTGAAAACAAGATTAGCAGGTGGATTTGCTGATAATGCAGTTTCTATTGGAGATGCAAATGATGTTGTCACAATTCCGGGTTCTTTGGTTGTCACTGGAACTACTACAACGGCTAATGTAGAAACTACTACTGTAAGTAACGGTGTTATCTTTGAAAGTAATGCAACAGGTTCACACACAGATAAAGAAACAAAATTGATTGGGGCAACTGGATTAACTTCTGATATTACTATTACTCTACCTAATGCAACTGGAACATTAGCAAGAACCGCAGATGTAGCATATTCATCTGCAATTAGCGCAGGTAATGATGGTTTAGTTCCATCAGCCGGAACTGCTGGTCATTACTTAGCACATGATGGGGCATTCGCTCAAATCGCTTATTCACAAATAAGCGGAACACCGACTATTCCAAGTGGTAATGCTATTATTGATTGGACAGGTCAAAATGCAGGGACAATTGATGCTAGTAACATACCAACGTTAAACCAAAACACTAGCGGTAATGCTGCGACTGCGACTGCCCTTGCCGGAAATGCAAATGCTAATGTTGTATATGCAGGGCCAACAACAGGTAGTGCCTCCGCACCTGCATTTAGAGCATTAGTAGCGGCAGATATTCCTGACTTATCAGGAACATACTCTACTACTGATACAGTAGATATGGGTGATGGTTTTATTGTTACTGCTACAACTGCGGGAACTAACTCAACAATAACAGAAGGAGATACACTAACAATAGCGGCGGGAACAGGAATATCTACAACTGCTACATCTGATGGAACAATAACCATAGCAAACACATTAACATCTAATGCTACACATACAGGAGATGTAACAGGTGCAACATCATTAACAATTGCTGACGATGCAGTAACTTATGCAAAGATGCAAAATGTTTCTGCTAAAAGTAGAGTGTTAGGTAGGATAAGTAATGGTGCAGGTAATGTTGAAGAATTAACAGATGTAAACCTTAGAACAATAATAAATGTTGAAGACGGTGCTGATGTTACTGACACTGCAAATGTAAAGACTGCTCTTGGTGCAGCCATGCCGGATAATGCTCTGACTATTGGAGATGGAAGTACCGCAGTTTCAATTCCGGGTAATTTAACTGTAACTGGTACTGTTACTACTAACAATGTAGAAACTGTAAGCACAAGTAATGGTGTTATCTTTGAAGGTTCTACTGTTGATGATAGTGAGACAACATTAGTAGGTGGTAATCCAAGTGGGTCTAATAATGATATTACAATTACATTACCTAATACAGCAGGTACTTTAGCATTATCAGGAGCATCAGTAAACTACAATCAATTAACAGGGACAGTACCAACATGGAATCAAAACACTACTGGAACAGCAGCAGGTCTTTCCTCGACATTAGCAATTAGTAGTGGTGGAACTGGTGCTACTTCTGCTCCTATGATTGGTGTAATTACTGCGGCAGACCAAGCGGCGGCAAGAACTGCATTAGGATTAGGCAATATGGCGGTGGAAAATGGGGTATCAGAGAGTGATTTGAACATAAACTCCCCAACAAACGATTATGTTTTGACTGCTAATAGTGGTGCAGTTCATGGTTGGGAATGGAAATCACTTGGTAGTATTGCTGGAAGTGGAATAGGATTAGGTGATTTATCTGCGGGAGATACTACTGCTTCCGGTAGTGGAGGTTCATTAGCATACAATAGTAGCACTGGGGCATTTACTTTTACTCCGGCTCTCAACATAGCAGGTAATGCGGCAACATCATCTTCTTGTACTGGAAATGCTGCTACTGCGTCTACTGCAACAACTAGTGAGAAACTAGCAGTTACCGCTAATAACACTACTAATGAAACAGTATACCCAATATTTACTGATGGAAATGGTTCAGCAAAGGTAGCAGAAACAGACTCAGGATTAACATATAATCCGGCAACAGGAATTTTAACTACTGCAAGCCTAATTGCTCAATTTAACGGAGGAATATCAGGAAGCGGAACTGTATCTGCTACATTATTAACATCTACTAATGCAACTGTTTCTTCTAATCTGTCTGCACCACTTCTTACTAACGATAATGCAGTGGCTATCACTACTACTGGAAACAATGGTAATATTTCATTAAGTCCACATGGAACAGGGCAGATTAGAGAAAAGGGACTAAAGACGAAGACTGGAACATATGTCGAAACAAGACATCCCGATACTGGAACACCTGCTGCAAATAATGCAACTTATGCACAAACACATGGTATAACTAAAGTTCAAGGAAGTCAAAGTCAATTCGGTACAATTGGTAATGGTTCTGCTATATCAGTTACAGGTGTATTACCGACTGGTTCGGTTACAAGTGGTAGTTGTGGATACAGAGCGATAAGAGGAACTATTCACCTAGATGCAGGTTTAACAAGCAACAACTTTGTAATGACTCAAGACTTTATCGCAAACGCAAGAACTGGTAATGGAGGATTTACATTTATATCATATGGTATGGTCTTTGATGGACAAACAGACCCACCATTTGAGATACTATGGGATGAAGTTGGTACAGATGATATGCCGTTGAAGATAATCAATAAGATGGGAACTTCTACAACAAACACACTAAGAGTGTGGTGGGATTTGACTTTATTCCCCGAAGTCTGATAAACTAATATGATATGCGAGATATAGGACATAATGGACAGTGAAATTATGGTGATGGTAAATGGTAACAGATGCTAATTTTGTAGTGAAGAAAGGACTTAACGTTCAAGATGGAGATATCTCCATAAAAGGAAGTAACAAAGAACTCAGATTTTATGAGGGTTCTAACTATGTAGGGTTTGAAGCCCCTGCTCTTTCTGCCAATAAGATATGGGTTTTACCTGCCGCCGATGGTTCAACTGGTCAAGTGTTGAAAACTGATGGTAGTGGTAATCTTGGTTGGGTTACTGCGGGTGATGCTACATTAGCAGGTACTCAAACATTTACAGGTGCTAAGACATTCTCAAGTGATGTTAACTTAAATGATGCGGGACTAACCATAAACGAACAATATGGAAGAATCCATTTCAAGAAAGATGCGACTACTAACTTCGCCAATAATTATGCTATTTTCTTTTACAACACTAGCGACCAAATCAAAGGAGCATTGAACTTTAATATATCAGGTAGCAGACTTGGTTTTAATGCAAATGGAGATTACCAACTATATCTTCAAGATGGAGTATTTTATCCAGTGGTTGATAACGATGTTGATTTAGGAACTTCATCTCTTAAGTTCAAAGATTCTTTCTTTGGATTGGTTGATGCTGAAAACTTCAAAATAAATGGTGGTCAAGGTTCTGATGGAGAGGTGTTGACTTCGACAGGTTCAGGAGTTGCTTGGGAAGCCGCAGGTGGTGCTTCTGCTATTGGTGGCTTAGATGACGTAATGATGGACGCAACCAACTTCGTTGATGGTCTTCTCATTCAAACAGACAGTGATGGTTCAGCACCAACAACAGGAACACTAAATAGTGCAACAGGGAACATAGGATTAGGTCACACTGTATTTGAGGATTTGACTGAAGGTGATTACAATATTGCCATAGGATACAAGGCTGGACGCTCAATTACCACTGGTTCAGATAACATTGTCATAGGAAGTAACCAGTATGGCACAGATACGGCTCAGACAGGTAGTTACAATGTTCTCTTAGGTGGTAGAGTCGCTGAAGATTTAGCAGCAACTAATTACAATACTATGGTAGGATATGGTGCAGGTAGTAATGCTTCTGGTAACTTTGCTCACTACAATACTATGGTTGGTTATTCAACAGGGAATTACGTAAATACATCTTATTCTACTGCATTAGGAGCAAACGCATTAGGAAGACTAAAAGGAACTAAAAATATAGCAATAGGTTATAATGCAGGGCCACAAGGAACAAACTCTGATGGTGAAAAGAATATTATTATTGGAGTAGAGACAGTTAATGCTTCTGCGATTGTTGGTGACGGTAACGTAATGATTGGTAAAGGAGAGTTTGCATCATCAACAGGAGATAACCAATTACAAATTTCATCAGGAACAGGAACAGTTGATTGGATTAAAGGTAATTCATCGGGTGTTGTTGATTTTCCTAATGGGTTAACAAGTGGTGGTTCAGCAGTTGGTGGCGGTATAGCAAGTTTAGCCGCAGATACTACACCACAGTTAGGTGGTGATTTAGATGTTAATGGTAATGAACTTGTATCAACTTCAAACGCTAATATTGCCATCACACCAAATGGAACAGGGAAAGTAATCATTGGGTCAACAACATCACAACACGATACTCTATCGAAGTTCACTATCAAAGGAAGTGATGCAGGGATGCTCATAGAGAAACATGATGATGGTTCAAGTGGTGGCCCTACTCTTGCACTTTACAGATACTCTGCATCTGTTGCTGATAGTGATTTGATTGGTCAAGTAAACTTTAGAGGTGAAGGTTCTACTGGTAATCCATCAACATATATGTCTTTGAGAACAGAGATAGAGGATACCACAGAAGGGTCAAAAGATGGTAAGTTAATTGTTAGAGGATTGAAAGCAAACAGTCAAACTGATTTCATGTCAGTTGGTTCGACTGGTGTAGAGTTTGAAGGTGGTGCAAAGGTAGGCGTTGTTACTGATGTAACCATAGGCTCAGGCACAAGTGGAACAACAACAGGTTTCAGACTCGGTGCTAATCAAGAAGCAGGTATGGTTGCGGGAGAAGTTAGTAGTCAATCCACCGCTAATGATGGATATATTGAATTGATGAACATGGATTTAGATTCGTTAACTGGTTCAAGTGGTTTACAGACAATAGAACTAACAGTTCAGATAGAGGATGAAACTAATGAAGAGGTAGAATCCTTCAAAGCATTAGTTCAAGCATCAGAAAAAACAGTATTGGGAACTACTGCAAGAGCAGTTAACTTTACTGAGTGGGCTATATTGTTTGATGGTGCTGCAAGAATAGGAACACTGGCAGCAGATTATGATTCAAGTGATGATACTATTAGAATAAGATATCAAAATAAACAGGGTTCAACTGCAACCTTAACTGCAACCTTTTACGCAATTACAATGCAGAATAACACATGAGGTGATTAAATGGCAAGGCAACCTTTTAGACGAACAAAAAGTGATGGAACAATTGATGACGGAACAGGTGGAGGGGGCGTACCCGGATATAAGACAGTAGATTTGGATGCAACCCATAATCACTCATTTCACAAATCCTACGGTGCTTTTGGTGTAGATGGACAATCAACAGGTTATACCATGAACTTTTTTACCTCTAATAACTCATGGCATGGCTATCCTTTTGTTATGCCTAAAGATGGAACATTAGATTCTATTGTTCTTCAAGTTTCAACGGCAGGTGCTTCGGGAGATGAGTTATCCGTAGCAATTTATCCAAGTGATGCTAATGGTAATCCCGAAGGTGAAAGTGCTATTCTTCGTAAAACAGATGTAGATGTGTCATCTACTGGATATAAGACAATAGATGCCGTAGCGAATGCTACTGTTACCGGAGGAGATATTTACTGGTGGGCTTGTTGTCCAAAGTTCGGAACTTTTCCCGGCACTTGTAAATTGAAAACGTCAATAGGAGGACTACCTAATTTATCCGGTAAAATAACAGGAGGTAGCACTACCACAACTCCATTTTCCGGTGTTTCAAGATGGGGAACATTCACTGGCGACCCACCCTCAACATTCGCATCAGGGAGTAGCGGATTACAATACAAAGTGGGTTCTCCAACTGGTAGATACATATTGTTTAATTTGACTTATACATGAGGTGATGAACATGGTAGAGATAAGAAATGAAAGATACAAAGCAGACGGAACAGTAGAAGTAGAAACTTTAGATATAACTATAACATGGGATGAGATTTTTATTGAAAGAGAAGTAATGATGAAGAACACTGATTCATTTGTTCTTCCCGATAGAGGACTTACAGACTCTCAATTATCAGACATCCAAACTTACAGACAAGCATGGAGAGATATCACTGATTATGATACTGCTGATGAGGCGTATGGAAACTTACCAGTTCTACCTGATTGGGTGTTAGAGAATGAGTTAGTAGGTTAATACTAGTCTTCTATGTCTTCAAATATTTCAGTTACGCACCTGACGAACATAGCGCATTTAGAAAATAGTCTTTCTGTTATGTTTACCCCCCCTTATTAGTGTATATTTTTTGTTGTAAAATGAACTCACAGACGAATTTTGCTCCACGCCCAAAGTCCTTTAATTAGAGAGATTAACAACCAAATCCCTCCAATTGTGCATCCCAATAGTCCCAATCCCAATCAGGATTGTTACATCTGAGATTATCTAATTCGCTATTATCCCTACCGTTTTTAACACCCAATACCAAGCCCTCGTAAGTTCTACGCTAATACCGTCATCTTCCATCCCGCATCAACTGGTGTAGAAAATACACCGGAGGTTAATTTACTTTTTGTGGTAAATAGTCAGTTGTTGCTATTAATCACATAATAGGGAGTATGCGAAACTTGAGGGGTCGAAATTTTTGCATAAAAAAAAATTGGCCCTATGGCCGGATTCAATTATCCGACCATAAGGCTTTACATTCCCTACATTGCCATATCTTGATTTGCTCAAGACTACCAACATAAGTTCCTTTGATGCGTTTTGCAATAGTTGGTTGATTGCAGAATCTACAAGTTTCTCTGAGAGCCATCTCTCTGCCTCTCTTCTTCAATCAACTTCTCCATATACTCTTCAATACTTTCTTCGGAATACTTACTGTTTCCAAATGCAGCAAAGAAGAGAAGAGAAATTACCAACACAAATACAAACCATGCTAACCATTCAAACGGGGTCATTACCATTCCACCTCCAATGTCTTTACGATTTCTTCGTCAAGGGAGAATCCTTTAACCGTTTTGTTAGAAACCCCATGTTTCCATAGGTCATAGACCAATTCGCAGTCTTTTAGACAATATTCTGCTACTTCGGAATAACGACCTGCTTTCCAAACTATTGGAGCATCTGCACTATCCATGATTTTATCGCTACCCAATGTATGTTGAACTAAGTTAGAAAGAGAATATCTCTCACCGTGTTCCTTAGAAAGTATTGCACTGGTATCAATGTATGACTCATTATCCAAATACTTCTTGATACAATATATATCCATAGCATTCTTCAAAACAGGTAAGTCAAAGTTACGAATATTGTGACCCAAAAGAACTCCTCCTTTTTGGAAGTGTTCATCTAAATCAAACTTCAAATCAGATAATGGTTTAATCTGAACATTGCTTTTGGCTAAGTCATCTACCGCTTTGTCAATGTATATCGTTCCCTTGTCACCATCCCATGTGCAAACAGTTGATACGAGAAACATATGGGTATTGTCCCATCCTCCAATCTCATAGGAGAAGTTCTTTGTTTCTAAGTCAATTGCTAGGACAGACATTACTCATCATCCTTGTTTGATGCAGTCCATATAGATGCTATTTTATCTGCTTCCGATTGTTTTGGGTTAGGCGAATCTTTGTGGTTTTCTTTTGTTAAGAATCCTACTA